CCAACAACTACCGAGGCCCTACCTATGAGCTCAATCCAACAAATGTACACCGTCTATGATTCCAAGGCTGAGACCTTCATGCCTCCTTTTTTCGTACCCTCACGCGGTCTCGCAATCCGTGCCTTCGAGGACTGCGTAAACTCCGAAGACCATCACTTCGGTAAACATCCCGCCGACTATACGCTCTTCTTTCTGGGCTCCTTCTTCACCGATACCGGTACCTTCGACGAATTGTCAAAAAGTTCCGTCGGAAATGGGGTAGAATTCCTCAACCCCTTCAAACCGGATGAGCAAAATGTCAAGGACCCAAGTCGGAGCAACAACGAAAACGGCGGATCTACCTAGAGCGTCCTTCGACCTCTCACACAATCTCAAGACCACGTTCAATGCTTCTGAACTGGTTCCAATCCTCTCCTTAGAGGTCCTGCCAGGCGATACCATCAACCTCAGGGCCTCTCTTTTTGGCCGCATGGCCACTCCCGTCAAACCGGTACTCGACAACCTTTATCTCGAGACCTTCTTCTTCTTCACGCCCTGGCGCCAGGTATGGCCCAACTTTCTCAAACTCATGGGCGAGCAAGAAGCTCCAGGCGATTCGATCGACTACTCTATTCCCAGGCTAGCTGGGTCTACCCCGATCCTGTCAGGCACTAACGCCGATTATATGGGCGTCCCTATAGGTACAATTCCCGAGAACGTCGTAATCTCCGCCTTGCCCTTCCGCTGCTTAGCTGCGGTCAAAAACTTCTGGTTCCGCGACGAAAACCTCGTGGATCCTCAGGTATTCTCTACAGGCGACGGACCAGATACAAACGCTAGTGCTAACTTCAACAACTTCCCGAGCAAACGCCGTAAGCGTCGGGACTACGTGACGTCGGCCTTGCCATTTCCGCAGAAAGGCCCAGACGTTACTGTAAACCTCGGCGGTATCGCCGACGTATCTACTGCCGCTATTCCCGGCGGAGATGTGACCGATGAGGTCATCGGCATTCACTCTACCGTTACTGACGGCTATCAAAACCTCAACGACACCGGCAGTGTTGTCCGTATTAATACCGGCACTATTGGTGCCGAAGCCGGAAAAATGTTCGTCGATATGACGAGCGCCACCGGCATTTCAATTAACGAACTCCGCGAATCCATCCAGATCCAGCGGCTACTCGAACGAGACGCCCGGGGAGGTACCCGTTACCCTGAGATCCTTCGCTCTCACTTTCAGGTTAACGACCCCGGGCTCCTCGTACATCAACGCCCTCTCTTCCTGGGCGGCGGTCAGTCTCAAATCAACATCAACCCTGTAACGCAACAGTCTCCGTCGGATATCGCGCCCGATCTCACTCCTCAGGGTAACCTCGCCGCCTATGGCGTCGTATCGGGCTCTAATCACGGGTTTACCTCCTCCTTCACGGAACACGGCCATATTCTCGGACTTGTCAACGTCCGTGCAGATCTCACGTATCAACAAGGCCTCGAACGTTACTGGTCTCGTCAAACCCGTTACGATTTCTACTGGCCTGTTCTCTCCCATCTGGGCGAGCAGGACATCAAAAACAAAGAGGTCTTTGTTTCTAACGATTCCACAATCGACGATGACACCTTCGGCTATATTCCTCGCTATGACGAGTACAGGTTTAAACAATCCCAGATCACCGGACTCTTCCGTTCCGAGGCGGACAGTTCGCTCGATGTCTGGCACCTTGCCCAGGACTTCGCTACGCTGCCGGCTCTCAATGCAGCCTTTATCGAAGATAATGTCCCGATGGATCGCGTGGTCGCGGTCCCCTCGGAACCTGATTTCCTCCTGGACGTCTACTTTAAAATTAAAGCTGCCAGGCCTCTGCCGCTCTACGGCACACCGGGCCTCATGGATCACTTCTAGTGGATCCTGCAACTATCATGGGCTTCGCGGCCCCCATTCTCGGGGGCCTCTTCGGCTCTTCCGGCCAATCCTCTGCAAACCGCTCGAACGAGCGGATCGCCAGGGAAAACCGCGAATTTCAAGAGCGCATGTCCAATACCGCGTATCAGCGCGCCGCCGCCGATCTCGACGCGGCGGGCCTCAATCGTATACTCGCCCTGGGCGGTCCATCTTCTAGCCCCGGCGGTTCCACCGCCGTAATGCAAAACAAAAAGGCCGATATTGGTCGCGGCGTTGCTAACTCGGTAAGCAGCGCCCTTGCTGTCAAAAAAGCGACCACCGAAGTAAAAAACATAGAAGCCAACACTAAAGGCACTCAAGCCAATACAGAATTAACCCAAATGCGGACGCTAATCGCTACCCATGGCGAGGAAGTTGCTTCCGTCGCTGCCGACATTGCTCGCACCGTCCGCGAACTCACTGGAAATAAATCGCCCAAGGAAATTGCGGCGATCATCGACCAAAAAATACGCGAAGCGTCAGGCGTACTCACGGATGCCTTGGAAAAACTAGGCAATACAGGCAAAGACCTGGATAGCGCCTACAGGCGCACCGTGGATTCAATAAACGCCTACATCCAATCTACTCTCGACGAACCTCTGTTCGTCAAAAAAGAATACGAACCGAAACCCGGCACAGACTGGGCCAAATACAACGAGGCCGTGGATAACGGTTATCGTAAATCCTACAGGGAATGGAAAAATGACCAAAAGTAGGAAAATCCCTGGCAAACGGCCCTTCGCCCAGGACTTCAGCGGCGACAGCCGCACGGACGCCTCGTTTGCCCCTGCCTGCGATGTGAACAACATCGTTCAGAGCTATGCCAGGCAACATATCTCCTTTGGATCTCCTGAAGATCCCAATCTCTCGCGCATTCAAAAAGGCTACCAAGGGCAAGCCAGCACGTTGTCGTATGCCTCTGCGATGCGTGCAAAAGCGGAAATCGACAGTGCCTTTGCCCTTCTGCCCTTATCAGAGCGCGAGAAATACGCGAACTCAAGTTCGCAATGGTTCGATGAAATATCGACACCAAAAGAGGCTCCAGAGCCTCACACGGCAGCTGAGGACTCACCTGCCGAAACAGCTCCGCAGGATGCCTCCGATGGTGAATCGGAGGCATAAAGTACAATATCCCCTTGTCTATATTGTACTAACTGACAGGATTCCTCTAAATTCACCACGAAGTCCATAACATCAAGGAGTTACCTCAAATGCGCCGACGCAAGCTCAAACGCTCAAAATCCAAGAAACTGTTCAAGAAAACAGCCAACCGCATGCACAAGCGGAACATGGCAAAAACGGTTCCTCGGGGCGGCATCGCCCTCTGAAGCATATCTCGCTAATTCTGGCTAGCCTGCCTCTGGCGGGCTGTGTTCAGGTCCAAGTGCTTCAACAGGAACTCAACCTATGTCATGCACCCGACCGATCTCTGCCCAACGCTACTACTCCGCAAAAGAGCGAAAGCTCGTCATGCGCCTTAAACACGGGGAAGGTTTCAAACCCAACCTAGAACTCCCCTGTAACAAGTGCCAGTCCTGCAAACTCCGAAAGGCCAAAGAATGGGCCCTTCGCTGCTGGCACGAATCACAAATGCATGAACACAGTGCATTCATCACCTTGACCTATCGGGACGTAGATCTTCCCGATAACCGGAATCTCGACCACCGAGATTTCCAACTCTTCATGAAACGCCTCAGGATCAAATACCCTGATCGCCGCTTCTCTTTCTTCATGTGCGGCGAATATGGCGGCCTAACGCACAGACCTCACTATCACGTGGTGATCTTCGGCTACTGGCCCCCTGACGCGGAATTCCACCGCAAAGAGAAGGGCAATAATTACTTCAAGTCCGAAGAACTCGACGCCTTTTGGAAAAAAGGCTTCACCGACACATCCTATGTCAGTTACCAATCAGCGGGCTACGTAGCCCGCTATACCCTCAAAAAACAATTGCCCGATAAAGCTCTCCAGGACCGGTACGTATACGCCGACGAAAACGGCGAAATGCAAGTACGGAAATTCGAGTACACCCGAATGTCTACTGATCCCGCTATCGGCAAATCATGGTTCGAGAAATACAAAGAACAGACGATCCGCGACGATTTCGTTCGCGATCCAAACGGCATAGAATGCCCGGTCCCTCGTTACTATCTCGACCAACTGAAAAAAGAAAACCCAGAACTCCATGAAAAACTAGCTCTCGCTCGCATTGAAAAAGCGAAGGCCAATCCCGATAACTCCCCGGAACGATTGAAAGCAAAAGAAATTTGCGCGAATGCTCGCGTCCAACAACTACCGAGGCCCTACCTATGAGCTCAATCCAACAAATGTACACCGTCTATGATTCCAAGGCTGAGACCTTCATGCCTCCTTTTTT